CATCATAAAATTATAGAAAATTTTAGGCATGATATTATTATGCGTAAAATTAAACAGAAAGAAGATAAGGAGTTTAGAAATATGTTTATTAAAATATTTTTGATTATTGTTATTGCTATATTGTTATTGGCAGTAATTAATAATTATAGATGAAGGTAATTCTAATGATCATTATGATGAATGGTACAGTCTATAATCTAGGTTTTACTGTTGATCGTTATGACACTAGAACTTGCGATAAGTTATTTGACAGTATAACTTACAAAGGAAAAACAAGTGGTAAGAATAAGCAAGGTGTTTTTTATAAATCTAAAGAAGTCTTTGCTCATTCCTGTTCAATAGAAAAAACAACTGAAAGAGAAAATGAAAGAAAAAATAAAACAAGTTAATGAATTGTGTGCAGCCAATGGTGCATACATTAATCAACATGGAAAGAAAACTGTATCAGCTTGGTCCAAGATTAAATACTTTAGAGAAGTATTTGGTACTGAGTTTGGTATTAACTGTGTAATACAAGAACACTCTGATCGTTATGTTATAATGAAATGTATTATAACTAAATGTGATCCAGAACATATTATAGCAACAGGTTACTCTAAACAATATAGAGATAAGCCAGGCTATTTAGAAATTGCAGAAACATTTGCAATCACACGAGCTTTAAGTTTCATGGGTATTCTTCTTGAAGATATAACTTCAATGGAAGAGTATAAGGATCTAGAGATCCCAGTACAGCCTATGATTACTAAAGGTACATCATCAGCCAATAATAGATATGATGAAGGTACAATTAATGAACTGATAAAGAAGGTTCACTACGCACCGCACACAGCGAAACTAGATTTCCTTTGGCGTGCCAACAGAGAACTACTTGATCAGATAAAAATAAAAGATCTCGCAACTTACAATTCTATTTTAAATAAATTTAATAGTAAGCGTGATGAGATCACAACTCAAAATGAGGTATAAATGAACGACCAACCAAAGAACAAGATCTATTTGAATCTTGTTCCAAACGTAAATAAAAAAGAAGGCGATAACCAACCAGTAATGGTAGCACCTAATTCTCCAAAAGCTCCAGAAGGAAAAAATTGGAAGATGAACGTGAACATTAATAATGAGTGGTACGACTACTGTGCGTTTGATGGAACAGACATAGAAGGTAACGCAACAGGTGGTTACACTGTGATCTTAACTAAGAAAGAAGCACAAGCAACAGCAGGAGCAAATAAACAACCTGGATTTAAAGCTGGTGGATTTCAAAAGAAACCATTTACAAGCAATAAGTCTTTCGGTAATAGACAATACTAATAGCTACGTAAGTAACTATTAATTCTATCCCTAGGGTTTTCATCAGGCAGTCATGCCTACCCTTTCACTTTGTTTCCCTAGGGGTAGAGTAAAAAACAGAAAAGGATTATACATGGTAAACAAATCAGACTTCATTGACATTGAAGAAAAAATACAGAAAAGAATTATAGAAGATCGCCATCAAGAGTATGGAGATTACGAAGAGAACTTTGCATTACTTGCCGAACTATTCTCTATCGTTTTATTTGATAAGGTTAAAATTGCATTAGTGCCTGAAGACGTTGGTCATATAATGATGGCACTTAAACTCTATCGTTGCACCAAAAGATATAAGGCGGATAGCTACGATGATCTTGCCATCTACTGCAAAATGACTAAGAATCTAAGGAATAAAAACAGTATTGCCAAAAAGGATAAGTAGTGCTAAAGTTCATACGTAATAAGAACTGTGAATGTTCTTTTGTTTATACAGAAGAATTTGATAGTGCAGAAATTGCATCAGATCCAGCTGCCAAAGGTGTAGTGATTGATGTTAAGATTTCCAGTATTAAAACAGTTTTTACAACGATTAAACAGAAGGAGCAATTAGTTGGAACAACTAAAAGTTCGTCTGCAAAAATTGAGAGATCTGCAAGAAAAGAAGTATCGCAAGGCTCTTGATTATCAGTATAAATACCAAAAGTATTTGTACGATTCAAAGAAGTTAATCTTTGAAATAGAGCAGACAAAAGAAAAGATAATGGCTTAAACTATTATCGTTTTAAAAAAACAACAATAGGTTGTTAAACAACCAAGGGGAGATCTATGACACCAAAAGAATTTAAACAACAAATAAAACTTAGGTATGGTTTTAATAGTTTTTCAAATCTAAATGATAAAGAAAAAAAATTATATCGTACTGGTTTTAAAACTGGTTACAAACTAGCAAGAGAATATTTTAGAACTTACATTAGGCACAAACAAACAATCGTTAAAGAAGTTATTAAGTATGTAACTATTAATGATGTTGTGGTCCCTGAGAACGTAAAAGAAATATTATGTATTGTTGCCAATCAACTGGGTGTTAATGTTAATGATGTTATTGCTAAGACTAGAATACAATCAGCTGTGATTGCACGATCCATATTAATTAATGTGCTTAGAGATAAGTACGCAATGCCTTTTACAAAGATTGGAGTTATCCTTGGTAACAGAGATCATACAACTATGATCCACCATGTTAGAATGAAAATGAATAAGGAACATTTCTGGAAACCTGATCACATTATTTGGAATAGATATAAGTACGTGATGGATCAAGTAAAGTAATTACTTTTTAAATCCTGATAACAAACTCTTATAAGATTTTTTAGATATAGTAGATTCAGATTTAGATCTTGATGTACCAGCTTCTTTACGTTTATTAATATTATAATATAAACCTTTGCGAGCCATCTTACCTTCTTTAGTTTTGTGATAATTAGATTCCATATTACATTGATAGCAAAGATTTAAATCCTTTAACCATTTTATCTTTATGCTTCTTACCTTTCATTAAAGAACCATTAGGCATTTTATGATAACCTTCTTTTGATTCATGTTTTTTTGTATGTTTGTGTTTCATTATTTAGCCATTAGTGATTTGCCTTTTTTCTTTACACCCATAATAGTACCTTTATTTTCCGATGCGTAGAATACAGTCTTACCTTTTTCGTTACCATATTCTTTTTGCATTGCTGCTAAAATCTTTTTACCTTTTTTATTCAATGGCATATTATTCTCCTTGGTATTTGTGTTTGCACTTCTGAGCTTTTAAATACTCAATGTACATATTCATACGCTTATCATTTTCTGTATTGATGACAACCTTTTGTTTCTCTGCTGCTCTTACATTATTAAAGTAAACATCATAACAACTATGATCAAGGCTATGGCAAAAGTTAAGTTTCTCTGCATTTATAACCCATCCACCTTCATTGCTCATGTGTTCTTTGCCACAGATATGGCAGTTACCACAGCTCTTTAATATTTCTTTTCTCTTACCCATTAACTCTTTTTATTTCTATTGGCAAAATTTCTAGCTGCTTCTTTAGATCCAAAACCCCAAGCCTTCAATGCTAGCTTTAATCTTGTAGGCTCACCACTCTTGCTAAGTAAAGATCCTTTCATACCACCAAACCTTGCAGCAAAAGAAACTCGTCTTGGATTAGTGCCTGTCTTTACAGGAGCTTTAAGATTAGATCCTTCAGTACGATTAAAGTATTTTCTACCAGCTTCGTTTAATCCACCGCTTGGATTTTGATACATTTTTTTAACCATTATAATTTCTCTCTAAAAGGATTGTAGTCATCCTCATTTATCTTAAAGCATTTACACTGTTTTAGTAAAGCACAAAATCCTTTTCTTAACCAAAAAATACATTTGACATTTAACATAAACTATATTCTCCCCTGACCAACATATTCTTTATATGTTTTGTTTTTATTAACACGCTTTGTATGTCTGCCTTTTCTTTTCTTAGGTGGTTTGCGTATATGTTTGTTCTCAAGATTTTTTTTTGCCATTCTTTTTCTTTATTTTAATTTTAACATTGCTACCTTGCTGAGATAGTAAAGATACTTTCTTGCTGTATGCTTGAGAAAACATTGTGCCTATATCGTTAGACATTATTCTTTAGATTTGTTTGCCATTGTTCTAGCAATAGATTCACCTGATCTACCAACTACATATCCGCCAAGACCAATCTGTAATAATGTCCAGACATCGCCTGGTAATTCAAATGTTATAATTGATCCTGTAAATATTTTAATTACTGGACCCAAAATATAATTCCATACTAGAATAAATATAAGTACATACATTAGTAGTGGTCGCCAACTTGCTGTAAACCATCCAGCTTTAGCTTCAGCTTCTACGATAGATGCTGCTGCTTTTAATTCTTCTGTGCTTGACTGTAATAACTGTTGATTAAGTTGTGCTTTTAATTTCTCTTGTAAATCTCTATCTGGAACTGCTTTCTCTATGGTAGAGAATAGTATCTTAGCAAGTGGAGCTATTGCTCCTAACATGGGTAACATTTATATTTCACACTTTCTGACTAGGTTAGCCAACTCTTCGCATCTGCTTGGCGTTTGTCTATACCATGCTGAGTTAATCATTTCTGCAGCACCTCTGGTATAATCATATTCATTTAAAGCTGCAAACATATTCTTAAATTTAGATACACCAGTCTTTCCTAGTTGGTAAACCATCTCAATAATAACTCCTTTAACAAGCATAGGTAATGGTGATGTACCTACTAATTCTTCCATACCTTGTTTAGCTTTATTAAAATCTTTATCAAACAATCTTTCTAATATATCTTTGTCATAGATAATACCTTCTTCAAAATTATCGTCTTCAGTAAGTAGATGACCATAACCTATTGTTTGCTTGCCAAGTGAATCTAAATAAACTTTGGCAGAGAAACCTTCATTTTTCTTTATGCGTGTCTTAACGTCTTCGTAATTCATTTAACTATAATCTTACCATCTTCATATACATAAACAATCTTTACGTTCATTGCCTGTTGTATTTTAGATGGTGATCTATTGATACGATCATTCTTTTTGTGTGCATACTTAGTATTTGATTTTCTATATGATACAGTCTTAACATCATAGTTAGTATATTCATTTGTCTTACTATTAAATACAACAAGATCTATTGGACCCACACCACCCAGTGCAGTGAATACAATAAGGTTTGGATCTCTAGCAAAGTATGCTTGAGCCAATGCTTCAGATACTAATCCTTTGTCTGCCTTTCGCAATGTAAAACCTTTTAAATTCTACAAATTTATTTGTAGCCTTTGTTGTTTATTTAACAAATTTAAGAATAGCAAGAACAGAACCTAACAATGCACCTATGATTACAAGAAAAGCTATAACGCCTTTTCCTTTATTCATGTCTGAGTGTAATTGTTTAACATCACTGCGTAGTTCATCTATTGTTTTAATAAGTGTACTCATTCGTTCAGCACAAATCTTTTCATGTGCAGACAAACGAATAGATGTACCAGATGTAGGTTGTTTCTTTCTTTTCATACACAAGCTATAGTGGTTGTGGATAAAAAGTCAATTATAGATTGTGTTAAAAATAAGGGTGGATATTAACCCACCCCTATTGTAAGGATTACTTATTAGTTATCTTCATCCTCATCATCATCCAAATCAATATCCTCATCATCTGATTCATCATCATCTTCGTAGGTATCTTCTGGATTGACTTTTAGTTCAAGCTCATCAAGGAGATCTTTAATCTCATAGATGATGTCTTCAACTGATTTCTTTTTTTTAGCCATAGACAAACTCCTATAGTTGGTTTGGCAAAAGTCAGATAGTGTTAGTTGGATAATAAGTAAATAATATTATTTTTTATAACTCTTTGAATTATAAATATAATTTATTTTTTATTGTAGAACTGTTCTACATTCTTAGCATAATCTTTCCAAAATGTTTTAACATCTTCAAAAGCATCTGCATAAAACTTAGTCCAGTATTCTCTGAAAGATTTATAATCTAACATAGTATTCTCCATTGGTTAATGGAAACTATATATGTTGCAGTGCAACAAATTTCAAGTCTATTTTAAATGTGATTTGATAGATTCAATAGCTTTGCTGATTTCATCTTTATAAGCATAACCAATGAAACCTCCAGCTAGTAAACCAATAATAAGTGTTATCATATTATTTCTTATTTAGTTGAGTAATAAAACTACCATAATATTCTGTACTTCCCAAATGATTAATAGGTGTACTTAGATCTGTCCAGATTTCGCCACCGCATTCTTCCCATAATCTACAGAAGTAATAGTCTTCAGATAAGAACCTGGTTACTCCATCCTTTTCTTTATAGCAGCCAACTGGAAAGAAATCATAGGCATTATCTGATCCTTCTATTCCTGTTCTTAGATCTGGTTTGTATTTTAAGTTAGGAAACTTATCCATGATAGTAGTAAACACTTCACGTCTTATCAGCATAAAACCAGTAGCTGATTCTTTTACTCTTGCAAAGCCATCTTTAAATTCTGTGTTAGGATATAGATTAACATTGAACTGCAATAAATAATCACGCATTGTTTTTTCATCTATATTATTATTTTCTTTAAT